ATGGTCAATTATTGGATACATTAGATGCTGAATCTTCTATTCAATTAGCTTTTCAACAACAATTCGCTGATAGAGTTGCTATTGTTCAAAGTGCTGAAAGTAAAGTAACTGAAATTATTAATAAGCAAGTAGAAAAACGTAAGAAAATAATCAGTGACCAATATGATGCTGAAAAGAAAGCAATTACAGATACTCAAGCATTATATTCAAAGCAAAATACAACAGATGATTATAATAAAAACTTAACTACAGAGCAAAAATCATTAAACGATATTAATGCTTCAATTACTTCTGCAAGTAGAGATACTTCAAGTAGTGGTCAAGCAAGAGTTGCACAATTAAAACTAGATTTAAAAACTCAGCAAGATAAAATTGATGCAATGGTATTGGATAGAGGAAGAACACTAAATGCTGATAAATATGATACAGCATCTACTTTATTAGATACACAAAACACAGCTACATTAAAGAAAATGGATGATACTTATTCAGAAGAAAATATTGCAAAACTTTCTTCTGACGCTGTTGTGAGTGGAATGTTGACAGATATCAACGGGAAAGTAATATCTTTGAGTTCAGCATATATTGATTTTGAAAATGAGTTTGGACAAGGAATGTCTGCAATGGGAGATTCTATTAAAACAAACTTAATTGCAACGCTAACGCAAGCGCATGGATTAATTGTATTAATGAAAGCAGATGGTTCATTAAGCAAAACGGCAACAATTGTAAATGGATCGCATTTTAGTGGTTTGTCAAAAGTTCCATACGACGGGTATGTTGCTGAATTACATAAAGACGAAACAGTATTAACATCTGATGAAGCAGGAACATGGAGAACAATTAAATCAATGGGAATACTAAATAATCTTGATTCAATTAAAACTGCAAATATGAGTAATCAATTAAGTAATTTCAATTTACCTAAAATGAACACACCTAATATTTCAAGTATTAAGAATAATTCAGCACCTATTGTAAATTTCAATGAATCATTTATGAAAATAGGAAATGTTGGAGAAAATTCTATGCCCGATTTAGAAAAGTTTGCTTCAAGAATTAAAAATGAAGTCACAAAATCTATATATGATGCAATAAAAGCTTAGGGTAATACAAAATAAATCATATCTTTTTTAGAGGAGGAGTTAAAATCCCTTCTCTTTTCTTATGTAAATAATGAACGAAAATATAGATAACAAATATGAGATTTACAAATACAAAAGGAGGGTTAATATGAGCTTTACATCAACAAATTTTTCTTATAATGGAATAGAGAATTCTGACATGAACATCATGCTCGTTAAAACAGGTACTGACAGCACAATCACTCAAGCATTATCTTCACCTAAAACTTTGATTACAGAACACGTAAGATTTGGAGAAACATATTATTACGGAGCTGATAAAAATACATATACTTTGAGCTTTCAGGTTATGAAGCTTTTGGGTGATACCGAACCCTTTTCAAATGAGGAACGATGCGAACTGCTTCGATATTTCTGTCCAGATGATAATTTTCATCCATTTATATCAGAAGATTTTGATGAAGAGTCTGGTCAACAAATAGAATTTTGGGTTCAATTTAATAAAACTCAATTTATTTCTTACACAAAAAACTCAGGTGTCTTTGAGTTAGAGGCAGTCTCAAATTCACCTTATCCATTTTCGGAATTAATGACATCTTCATTCACTTCAACACAAAATGATAATGTTATGCAAATTGCTAATAATTGTAATACTCAACCGTTTTATACCCCTACGTGTTTAACGGTAACTTTATTGGGCGAGACAACAAATTTCTCGTTAAGAAATCTAAATACTGGTAAATTACTTGAATTTAAAGACCTAGATAGACTTGAAGTCATCTCCATAAACAATCGTCAAGAAATCCTCAGCAGTACAGGAAAAGAAAGAATAAGCAATTTTAATTTTGGATTTGATGCATTAAGTCTAGCGTATGGAATTAACGATTTAGAATGTTCGATAGGATGTGAAATAGAATTTCAATTACAATATCCGATACAAATATAATAATATAAATTAAGAATCGTATCCCATAAGAAAGGAGAATGAAAAATGAGTTCATTATTTGATAATTTAAATTTAGATAATCAAAAATATAAATATTCTCTAATCCAAACGTTAAAGAATAAAAAACCAATCAATATATTAAGTACAGCATTTAATAGAACACTTGATACTAATATTGCTGATATAGATATTTTGAAGTTTTCAATCCCACTTTATATTGAAGATATCTATACACATGAGAAAATAGAAAATCCTCAATATTCATCAATTTTAACAGAGAACTTAATATTATTAAAAATAGGAGAACCTACAAATCCATTATCGCAATCATATTACATAATAAAGAATCTTAGTGAGAGCACGGACACACTCAGTCTGGACGTTGAATGTAAAAGTAGAGATTTTTCTTTAGATAGCGATAATATAACTATTTCAGGAACAGGAATTGAAAGAGAATTAATAACCAATGTAGATATTAATAATGTTGTTATTACAGATATTGACAAGATTGGAGTATTAAATTTAATAGAAGTTCAAACTACATGGAAAATTGGATATGTTGACCCAACTTGTCTTATTGATGTATTGGAAACTAATTCTTCAGTACCTCGCGTACGTTGGATTGATGCAATTTCAAAACCTATTCTTCAATTTTTAAATGATGATATTGCGACCGCTTATAATTTAATAATAATGTATGATAGTTTTAATAAATTAATAAATATTTACAATAAAGATTCGTATGGTATAAATACAGGAATAATTTTATCTGAAGAAAACTATATGAAAAGTTTAGTAAAGTCTACAAAAGGTGATGCCGTTTATACTAGATTGAATGTTTCAGGAAAGGATTCTATGACTATTTCTGATTTAACTTTGGATGGTACTAATTATGTTACTAATTATGATTATTATAAAAAATCAGGTCAACTCAGTCAAGAATTAATATTAGCTTTAGATTATTACGATGAATTGTTAAATGTGAAAGATGTTGAGTTTAAAATATTAAAAAAACAATTAGATGATATAAACGCAAGTGTTGTTATTAAAACTTCAGAATTAGGATTATTGACAGAAGGACAAAAAGCATTAGATGGGATTCAAGCAACTTATGCAATTAATAAAGATGCCTTAAATTTGCCTGATGCAACTAAAAATTGTTCTGACAATGTAACTGCTGTTGCAGATAAAACGGGCGAAATTGCTTTATTAAATGCCCAAATTGCTACTATCAATGTTCAAATAGCTCAAATATCAGTAGATATTAATAAAAAAACTGCATGTATCGTAAACACAAAAATATTAATATTCAATGATGATTTAATAGAGGAATTAGGGGATTGGACTTTAACACAAAATTGGAGTTCTGAGGTATATACAACTCCTGCATTATTGAAAAAAGCAAGTGAGGATGTACTGGCAAAAAATAATATCCCAATAGTTGAATTTCAAATTTCTATGGTGGATTTATTCTCAATTATGGAAGCACAACATATATGGGCAAAAATAAAATTAGGCGATCTAGTTAGAATATATTCTCCAAAATTAAAAACAAATGTTGATTTACGTATTGTTTCTTATTCTTATAATATTGACACAAATGCTTTGAGCATTATATTTAGTAATAAAGATAATAAAATTGATGATGCAGTCGGCATTGGAAGTAAAATAACTCAAGCTGTTTCTGCTGGTAAAATTGTCAATGCTAATAAATTGGATTGGAATACAATAAAAGATACAAAAAACTCAGTTGATAAATTTTTAAATAGTAATTTTGATGTAGCGTTGCAACAAATACAAGCTTTATCAGCTAGAAATAAGATAAGTATTACTGAGAATGGAATTATGATTTCTGATGCAGGAAATCCTGATGATTTGTTGTACTTGACTGCGGGTCAAATAATTGTTTCAGATGACAATCTAAAGTCTGCAAAGGTCGCAATTAATTCTAGTGGAATAAATGCTGAAGTAATAACAGGAAGAATGATAATTGGAGAAAATCTATACATACAAAACGAAGCATTAAATTTTAGTGTGGATGCCACGGGGTTCACTTTGAGCGATGAACAATATAAAACTTTAATATCTCCGAAAGGCGTGTGTTGTAGGGATAATTTCGGTCATCCTGAAAATTGCGATGCGTCTCATCCATATACGACTTCTTGGTATGTGGATGAGAATGTAAATGTTATAAGTGAAGTATTATTAAAGTTTTCTGTTGAACCGTATCGTGCTTATGAGAGTTCTGTTCTTGTAGCTGATGGAGGAACAACTGTTACGGCAGGGGTGGAACAACTTCAACAGAAATAGGAGGTAGCCATAAAACAAAACTATTTTCATATGATTCTGATGTTACAAGTGGAGGAGATGCTCCTTATACTCAATATTTAAAATATATGGCAAAAAGCACTAGTGGTACTAATATTCCATTTGTTTTTAAAACAACTAGTGGAAGTGGGGCAGGAGTAGATATATATGCTCAAGAAGACACTGTTGGTCATACGCATCAAATATCAAGCCAAAGTTATTCAACAGGGGCTAGAACTTTAAATGGTAGTTTAGTTTATGGAGTTTATGAAGCACCTGTAACAATATCACCTATGGATATAAAAATAAATGGAGTTGTAAGAATGTCTTGTCAGAATCAGCAAAATTTATTGAATATCACAGAATGGGTGACAACGAAGGGTTGGTTTTTTTTGGAAATAAGTGCTTCAGCACTTTGTAGATATAATGTATCAATATCAATGAAAACTTATATTGGTGCTTAATGAATAACAATATAATATAAATTTAGTAAAGGATGTGTACAAAATGGCATTTCAATTAGATATAACTACAACCTACGGTATAAATTGCAATTATTGGAAAATATCAAAAGTAGAAAAAGATTATTTCTCAAGTACTGCGTATGTAGAAATCAAAGGTTGGGTAAGTAAAGAAACTCGTGACCAAATGAACAGTTGCCTAGAAAAGAGATTTATAAACGTATATCCTGAAAATTTTGATAATGTATTTGGAATGGAAAAACTTAGTCAAACAGGAATGAATGATTTAAAATCATTATATGTTTACATTAAAGCAAACTTTGATGAATTTAAAGACGCTGTAACAGTTGATGAAGAACCTCTTGTAGTCCCACCAGACGATACAACAACTCCTGAAATTCCTACAGATGCAACAGTACCAACGGATACCACGACCCCAACAGACACAACTACTCCAACCATTCCCGATTCAACAACAAATGAAACTCCAACATCATAAAATTATATAAGTACAATAAATAAAATTGTGTATAAATAAAAACCTCAAATCAATATTAAAATAATATAAAAAGGAGTGATATAATGTCAACTCAAAAGCCATATTCATTTTCATTAGACCTATATCAACCAAGTCCAATTCCAAAAATGGAATTTTATCAAACAGATAGAAATAATTGTGTTATGAATATCGTATTAAAAAAGCAACAAAAGGGATTAGATATGACAGGATTAACTCCTTATTGTGCAATTCTTAAACCTGATAGCACTTTATCTATTTATTCAAATGATGTATATGTAACAGATTTAGAAGATGGTGGAATACAAGTAACTTTAAGTATGCAATCTTTAGGTTCAACAGGAATATGTCATGCACAGATATTCTTAACATCTGGAGCAAATACAAAAATAACATTACCTGAATTTACATTTAAAGTTAAGAAATCTTATGAAGAAGACGGGATAATGGAATCTACAAATGAATTTCCTATTATGAGTTCTGTTGTAAATATCATAGCGAATTTTGAAGAAAAAGGTGATTATGATAATGCAATACAATATGAAGTTTATAATATGGTTAGATACAATGCTGGTAATTATATAAATATAAACTCTTGCATAGGAATTTTACCAACAACTATTGCAAATTGGAAATTGATTAGTAAAGATGGTAAAAATGGATTTTCTGCTATGGAAACAAGTAAATTTACTGCAACTGCAAATGGAACTTCACACATTCCAACAGGATTTGTAAATTATGATTCTACACATGACAATATACAAGTTATAGATTCTTATGCAGGAGGAGAATTAATTGAAGGGATTAATTATACTGCTAACGTAGACGGTGCTTCTATTGATTTAATAGGATGGACAATCGATGTAGGATATACATTGGGATTTACATTATATACGAACTTAAATGGAACTACACTTCAATC